ACTGGAAATGGTGATCGTTCCACCATGCTTGTGACCGAAGGAAATATCGGAAAGCAAGTGAGCAAGTTGTAAGGAATTGACCGCAACATAAATATTCGGGTTTCCTTCCAAATCACGATCATCACCTTCACCGGCATTGATCTTTTGACGGGCTTCGACGAGTTTTGAAACTGTCAAACCGCAGTCTCCAGATGAGTTTCCGTAGGTTGCTGAGTTGACCGCAACTGTGTTCGACAACGAAGCGGATCCAGATCCGTCAGCACCCGTTGCAGCGGTTCCGCTCATGGCATCGAGGATCTCATTATCGATCGCTCGGCCCATTGCGCTCGCAGCATTTTGTGCATAAACGGAAGTAGGATCGATCAGCATTCGAACGCGATCGACATCATCGATCATATCGCCCCAATCGTAGGAGACCGGAGTCACTCTACGCCTGGAATGCGGTGTATCGATCTGCGGAGAATCCGCGTGACGGGAGGTTACCTTTTGAGCGGTAACGGAGCCGATTCGCTCCATATAGACTTCTTCACCACGCTTCCCGGTTTCGACAGTCACTGCGTTTCTCAAACGAGATCCGCGCTGCTGCACCAGGGAGATGATGTTATCGGAATACTGCTTGGTAAAAGCAGTGGTTATGTTTACAGACATAAAACTCCAATGCGATTGGTTGATCCTGCCAATTCACTGGAGTTGTCTCTAAAGAGGCTCCGTCTTGTGGGCTCTTAAAGCTTTAGGGTTCTCGAAGGAATTGTCCGAGCCTAAAAACCGAGAGCAGGGGATTGACCTGGTTTATCCCAGGTATTGATATAAATTCGTCAGTTCTTTTACAGCATCTGCGTGTTTCGGATGTGTCGCGCTGTTGTAAGCTAATTGAAAGTTTTCATCAGCTTTTAATTCTTTGATCTTGGCTTCCGCGGTCGTTGAGGACATTCCTCCGATCCGACCATCGTCGCCAGACATCAGTCTTCCATCTTCACTCATCGCTTTGCCGATCCTGGAGAACATCTTCGTAAGACCTGGATGATTTCCGAGTCCTGATTCCTCCATGAATTTGACATCGTTCTTATCTGCAAATTGCAGAAAAGCTCTTCTGGCAAGCTCAGAGTTCTTACTGTACTCATCTCCCCATTCTTTAGAGAGATCCTGCTGAAAGTTCAGCTGCTCTTGTTCGTAAGCCTTACGGGCGTTGTCGTTATCCGTTCTGGCCTGTTCGGACAAGTAATCATAAAACTTTCCGGCTTGTTCTTGAGAGAGGCCGGTTTCGTGAGCGAAACTTCTGAAGTGATCCGGGGCTTCCCCGACGAATTGATAAGCTTCCGGAGATTCAGGACGACCGAGTCGATCGTAAACCTCCGATTTGTCACCATTCTTCGGAACCCGGACGAGTTCTTCACTGGGAGCTCCAAGCTTATGAACCAGGTTCGTGTATGACTTTGCAAGGTCATTCACGGACTTGAAATTCCTCAAAGAAGGTTCGTTCTGTAATTCAACGGGTAATGTGTCCGGATTAAAAGATCCAGAACTTTCTTCAGATCCAGGAATCGGAGTCTCTCCACCACCCAGGATCGAGCCTGGCATGGGTTGAGGGGTTTCCGCTGGAGCTTCAATACTCGGAGTCGAGGTCGCGTTCTCTGTCATGCGATTGTCTCTCTAATTGTTCAAGTTCACCGATTGACACACTCAAATAATTGATGATGTCCACCACTACGGACCTTCGTCCCTCATTAGTGTGTGTGTGATAAGGGTCTCCAGGCATTAAGGTACTGGAGAAAATAAAATGCCGACCGCAAAGGTCAGCAAGCACACGTTTTCCGGCATCGCTGCCGAACGTGGATTCATAGTCCTGTTTAAGCTGCTTCCGTCTTAGCAAGGTTCAGTGATGCTTGTGATCGATTGCGATCTGCCATCGATACCAGGTTATCGGCTTCAGCGACTGCCATCTGCTCCTGCATCTGGGACTGCATCGCCATTTGTTGTGCTTCTGCTTCCATTTCCGCGGCAAACTCTTCTTCCGACTTAAAGACCGAAGCTGGAACGCGAAGGATTTCAGCTGCCAGGGCTGCAACTTGGCCGGGATCCAGACGGCGCATGACCGAAGGATCGATCTGGGCTATTGGGGTTAAGAACTGCATCAAGCTCGAGATCGATGTCATTTCACCGGCTCTCTGGGAGATCCCGACCGGATTCGAATACTCGACCTGGAAATCCGCTTCAACGAGGATCTCCGGAGGTGGAGGAAGCATCTGGTTTTTCACCATGATAAATAAGGTTCGCTCTACCAATGGACCGAGAAATTCGACTTCCTGGCGAGATACAATCGGGCCGAGGATCGAAAGCCGATCGCGTTGCCGTTGCATGATCTCGGTTGCAGAAAATCGAAGCACATCTCCGTCTGCTGCGGTCGGCCCGGGTAGCTCGAGAAGATCGAGGTAGAACGAGCGGTTGATCGCATCACGCACCTGGCCCATTTTCGCTTCATTGAGATCCGGTCGTCCTCGAGTCTCTAAAGGCTGGATCCGATCGTTCTGATTCAAGCCGGCGCGGAAGTAATTCAGTCCACCAGGTTGAGTCCGGATCGGAGAAAGGAATCCGTCATCGGGAACGAGCAACGGAGGATCCACCATCTTCGCGAGAGACTTCAGTCCGAGCTCCTCCATCTTGTTCAGCATCTTTGTATCTGCGACTGCTTCGATACCTGGGCCACGACCATAGACCTCCTGGCTTTGACGTTCCCAGCGAGAGATACAAAAAGGAAACTGCTCGTATCCGGAAATCGAGGTGATGAACTTCGAATCATAAAGCATGTAGATGCTCTCGAACGGCATGTTCTGCGGCCCGGGTTCTCCGATATTCCTATTTTTCCGAGGCTTGACGACATGAAGGCATTCGAACTTTTTGTAAGGATTGCCTTCGAGGTAAGATCTTGCGACTCCTTCCGGAAGATTCTCGAGTCCGAATTGTTCGACTAAGGCTTTCGCGGTATGAGAGAACTTCCGATAGATCGTATCCACCCGACCGAGGTAATTCATCTGAAGGAAGCATTCTCCAAGATGAAAGGTTCGATACATCGGGCCGACACCTGGTTCATCATAGACTTGCATGACGGCAGTCCCGAATGCTCCAAGATCGAGATAGAACTCATGAGCAGCCGGATGAAAGTTTCCTTGCGGTCGATTGAAGACTTCCAGGCAAAGCCTTTGAGCTTCTTCCATCCACAGCTGGACTTCACGATCCTGCATCAAAGGCCGTGGAACCTTCAGCTGGAACCAGGACAATGCGGAACTGGTGAGCGTGTTGTGAAGACCGCTGGCAAACCTGGTTAATGCACGAACTGCGGTTCCCTCATAAATCTTCGAACGGCGTTTCTCTCCAGGAGAATACTGAGTCGTGAAATCCGCTCGGCGTGGGATCATGTATTCCGCGATCTCCTGCCAGTAGTTCTCCCAGTTATGTCGTTCCGTTTCGATTTCGGAGAATTCCTGAAAGATCTGGGTCGCGAGCTCGCGTTCTTCCGGAGTCGGTTGTCGCTCCTGGAATGAGAAGGATTCTGCCATCAACTATACCCTCCGAGCGTTCTCTGGGATCCCGATCCGAAGCCGGTTCCTCCGGTGAGGTTGGTTTCCGCTCTGCCGTATCGACCGGCAAGCATTCTTCGCATTCGAGCGAGCCGATCGCGTTCTTCCTGCTCGCCTCCCAGGTCAAAGCCTTTTGCGAGTTTTTCGGCTTGTTCGATTGTCCCTGCTCCATTGCCACCAGCTCCATTTTTATCATCTTCTCCAGAAGTAGTTTCTCCACTACTACCGAAAACCAGATTACTTAATGATGTTGGAGGACCTCCTAACCTTTCTTCCATCCAGGCTCCTCCTCCCCAAGCTTTATCGAACTCACGGCCTCCAAGCTGGTTGTACCATTTTGCAGTGCTTCTCAGGTACTCCCCACTATCTTCCGTTAAAATCGCTGGGTTGATTCGGTCCTGCCACTTGCCTCCTCCCCATGCCTGGTTGAAGGTATCCGTTGCTAAAAGATTCCCTTCGATGCCGAATCTTTTCTGCCAGTTTCCACCCTCCCAATTCTTTTTCCACAAATCTTCAGTATCAAAATAGTCTCCAAGGTTGATTCTTCCAGATCCACCAAGCGAAAAAGTAAAAGCCATAAGCCTCCTAAAATCGATAAGGTGATCGACTCGTCAAAGTCGTAGTTCGGAACGCGGATTCCCGGGTTCCTGTTTTTCTTTTTTCCATTCCATATTGAGCTTCCTGGATCCTGCTTTGAATCTGTGATTGTGAGGCTCCATAACTTCGCATTCTTTCAAGGGAAGCCTCTAATTGATCGTCAAAGCTGGAGAGTGTATCCGCATAGGTTTTTTGCTCTCTAAAAGCTGTTTCTGTTTCACCTTTTGCGGTTTCTAATCTTGGTTGGAAGGATCCTATACTTTCTAAATCTGTCCCGAATTGCTCCATCGGATCTGATACTAAGCTTTTGTAATCTGTAATACCTTGACGGGCTCTCCTATAAACTTCACTTATATGAGGACCGCCACCGCTTTGGATATAACGACGATAATTCCAATAATCGCGAGCTCCTCCGGTCTTGTTAAATTCTGAAATCCTTGAGTCGTAATAGGATTCTCCCATATCAGCAAAAGAAGCATCACTTGCTGATCCAGATCCATAGGTTTCACGAAAGCTTTTTACAAGCCCTGTGTATTCTCCGGAAAGGGTTTCAAAAGCTCCTTTTTTCTCTTTATAGATATTGCTTTTCCCTTCCCAATCCTGGAATGCTGATTGGCGTTTGGATTGAAGTTTTGAAAAGGCCCGTCCTTCATCAATCATCAATCCTGCCGTTTCAGAATACTTTGATTTGAGATTCTGAATTCTTGTTAAAAGAGTCATGCTGGTAGTCCTTCCATTTCAAATTCTTGCGCGAATGGCTTCCAATTGTAGGATCCTTCCGCGAACCTGGCGCGTGGTTCAAACGATAGTGTTCTTGCATAACGGATGGATTGAACGGCGTAGCGAGTTGATGCCATCAGATCGTCATGCTTCTTGATGATCTTGCCATCAACCCTGTGATAGATCCGCATCTCCTCGAACCAATCATTCAGATGTCCGAAGACTTTGAATCGGCCTGATTCCATCCTTTGCAGCATCTCCATAATGCCAGGCTCCACGCTGATACCGCCTGTCGGATTCTGGAAATGCTCTCCCAGCATCTCAACTCCCAGACGGCGATACTGAGATGCCAAAGGGGTTCCGGAGCCTTTGTCGTGGACATGCCCGTCATGAGGCCAGGCGCACGGGATCCAGGATCCTCGGTCTTTGATCGCTTGGGCGTGAATGACAGGAGTATTGCCAGCAACGCGGTAGCAGTCATAAACGTAGATGACATCACTGTCCCGATCGTGCGCGAGCCAGGTAACCGCAGTCGGATGATCGTATCCAAAATCGATCGCGCAGATTCGGCCCCAATGCGGAGGAATCGAGAAACTCGGAACCGCGATCTGATCTTCCTGAATCGGGAAGACCAAACCAGATCCCAGGACAGGGATACCTTTTGAACGCATTTCTCTTTCATGCGGTGGTAACGCTGCAAGGATCTCATCTTGAACTTCTTTCGATAAATGAGGTGCATCATCCCAGGTCGCCCGGTATAACGCCTGGTGCGGTTTGATGTTATTCATGAACTGAGCGCAGACATCGGTGAGCCCACTCTCCGGAGTGAAGGTCATGAACACCAGGCCTCCCGTTTTCAAGGAGGCTCTCAATGCCTGGGAATAAATATCCTGCGGAGGTTCCTCGTCGAGCCAGCAGCATTGAACGGCGGTTCCCATCCAGGCTTGCTTGCCTTGCTCGTAAGACTTCAGCTGAAGTTTCGAGTTTCTTCCGGAGATGTGTTTGACAACGACCTGGGCGATCGCGTTCGGAACACCAGGCTGTCTCTCTGTGGAAACGATCAAGTGCTTCGGGATTGCTCCTTTGCCGAATTCCTCTGGATCCCCAGGCTCTCCCAATAGCTCGCTTTGGACGATGTCGCGAGTGTTGTTCGAAGTGTTCCCAGCTGCCCAGGCTTTGATCGGCTTGTCAAAGCGATTCCCCTCCCACCAATCCGGGTAGAGTCCCGTAAGGTGGTAGGATAACTCCATCGCTCCGCAATAGGTCTTCCCTGTCTTGTTTCCAGCCATCAGCATCCGTTGCCGGGCGACTCCTCCTTGCTCGTCTTTGCCAGCATGGAATTTACGCTGATAGTCGTAAGGCGAGTACGCTTGCAGCTGATTCGTTTCCAGGATCTCGACATGCTCTGTTAAGAGATCGACGACCTGGTCACGGACTTGATCATTCTCCAGTAAAGCTTCCATCACACACACACAAGAGAGTGCTTATTCCTCCTTTTTGGGGCGACCCGCCTTTTTCGTAGCCGAGTATCCATGCCCTAAAAGCATTCGATGCTCATCTGAGTTTTCAACGACTTCTACTGTCTTTTTGGTTTCCGGGTTCGAAAGTTTTATTTTCTTCCCGGATGCTCTTTTCCAACTGGGCATATTCCCTCCGTTAGCGTTTTGGTGGTTTCTTCGGACCTTTGCCTTTGCCGTAAGCCATGGGACTCCTTTTATTTCATTCCAAGTGATCGTTTTCGGATGCTTATCCAACGTCTGACAAAATCAGCACGTTCAGCCCAAGCCTCCGTTTCTTCAAAATTGATAGTTTCTGGGGCTGTTAAATTTGTAGCTTTGTCCCATTTCTGAACTCGCTTAAAAGGACTGCGCTTGTTCCAAGCTTCTTCTTTTGCTTCAAACTCTCTTATAAAAATTCTTTCGTCTTCTGGGACAACACCGCCAAAACGCTCTTCAGCAATGTCGTGCATTCTCGAAAACTGTCTTGTATAGGGATCAAGCTGAATCCCTCCTCCTGTTGGAGAGTCTTCATCAAAACCTCCAGTATCCAGCCATTGACGAGCTCTTGCTCGAGTCTGGATCCTACGCGCTTGTTCTTCTGTTCCTAGAGGCATTGCTAGTTAATCATCTTCCGTTTGCCGAGAAGGATCTCTGCTTGATCCTTGCCGACGATTGCTGCGAGCTCTGCTTCTACCT